CTTTTCCAAGCCACCATAAATCAAGCCGCCCGCGCTGGTTGCGCTTTTAAATGCCAAAGTAACCATGTCGGCGGAAATGGCGCCTTTTTCCATTGCCGTCTTTAGGTCTGCAACCGACATTCCCGTTTGCTTGGAAATTTCGGTTAGCGGGTTAAAACCTTGATTTATGAGCTGGAGCAAGTCCTGACCCATAAGCCGCCCGGTGCTTTGGATTTGCCCAAACACCAGCGCGAGCCCGTTTAGCTTGTTTTGGTCGCCCATGCTAACGTCGCCCAACATTTTAAGCGTGGGCAAAACCTTTTCGCTTTCTATGCCGAACTGCATGAGCGTTTTTGCGGCGCCGGAAAGCCCAATTTTGTCAAACGGAGTTGCTTTGGCAAAATCGGCAATGCCAGCCAAAAGGGAGTTCGCCTTTTCGGCGCTGCCAGCCATAACCTCGAAATCCGTTGTAAGGTTTTCGATAGTCATTGCCGCTTCTACCCCGGTTTTAGCAAGGGCAACAAACCCGGCTCCAAGGGCAAGCCCGCCGACCCATTTTTTAAAGCCGGAAAGCGCCGTTTTAGCCTTGTCTATTCCCTTGGGGTCAACTTGGAACCCAAGCCGTGTAAAAAGTTCTTCAATAACCATTATTTACGTTCCCCCGGCTTTGCCATTTGTGCCGCGTGGTATGCATCGGCGGCGGCTTCGTGGTCTTGCCTCATGTCCAAAATTGCGTTTACATGGCGTATGTCGTCCAAGTCCCAATTTTCAATTTCGGTTAAAGGCAAGTGTAAATCAACAACGAGGCGCAAAATTGCCCAACGGCTTCCCACCGCCGGGTCAAGTTCGCCTAAATTGCCAATTTCGGACCATGTTTTGTCGGTGTGCTTGCGGCTTCGCTTGAGGGATCGGTTTTCGCCATTTGCAACCCAAAGCGAGCCGCCAACTTGAAAGGGGCTAATTTGTTGTACTTCCAACTTTCAAGCACAATTTCGTACATTGCATCCAGCTCGCCAACAAACAAGGCGTCAATTTCGGCGGCGCTATTAACTTCCATCGGTGCCACGCCCGGCGCGGTAATTGTGCAGCCTTTAAGGCTGTCCACCACCAGCGCGGTCGCAACGTCGCCCGGCAATGTTGCCAGCGTTGTCGAAATTGTGTCAAGCACCTTTTCAAGATTTACATCGGCTTTAAGGTTTGCAAGGTCAATGCTCTTCAAAAGCGGCGCAACAATGGCACCAACGCGCAAGGCAAGTTCGAACGCCTTTGTTGCCGGGAGCGGGCGAAAGCGCACGCTAAATCCGGAAATTTCTTTTGTGACTGGGGAAATCATGGGTTAGTTACCTCCGACAAGGTTGGCACCAATGCCAGTATCAAACGCCCATTCGCGGGAATTAAGTTCGTCGCCGTCTTCCCATTCGGGGTCTTTTCGAATCCACGCTTGCGGCGCAAAGAACAAGGTCGTTCCAAGCAAATCCTTAATTGTAAGCGGGAAAACACCAGCATTTGTCGCAATGTCGGCGGCAAGTGCAGCGGCGAGTTCTTGGTTGGTGCTTGAAGTCTGCTGCAACGTTAGGGAAACGTCGAAATCGCCTTGGTTGCGGTTAATGCGTTCAATGTCGCCGCCCGCGCCCTTGCTTTTTGCAAAGGCGTCGCCGGAGCGGTTTACACGCACAAAGCTTCCTTCGGCGTAACCGCTAATCGCAATAACGCCCCAAGTAATCACGACCATTTTGGGGTCGAAAGTTTTTACGGCTGGATTAGGCATAATTTAAAACCCTCCTTTAAGTTAAACGGAAATTGTGCCGTTGATTGTGGTGCGGTGGATTGCGCCTTGATAGAGCGCGGTAAACTTAACGTCCGGCAACTTGCGGGCGAGCTTGTCGGCTTGCGGGATGTCTGCAAAGCGCGGCACCGTCACAACAATGCTGTCTTCCTGCAAAATTCCCTTTGCAGCCGCTTCCTTCAAAACGCCCTTTACAAGCCCTTCAATCATTGCAATTCCCGTGTCATTATACGGGATTTTGCGGTTGTTTACAAAGGCGCTATAAACGGATTCACGCAAGCGGGCTTCAATCCAGTCCGTTCCAATAATAATGTCAATCCATTCGCCGCTTGCAACCCTGCCATCCTGCATGATGTTCACGCCGCCCACGGTCGAATAATAGTTGCAGTTTTTGCCTTGTAAAATTGTTTCAACGCTGGAAACGTTGTCCGGCGTAACGCCCTTCAACTTTTTAAAGTTCCAAGTGCTGGAGCCCGGTTCATACGGGAAACCCTCGCCCATCCAAGCGGCGTCCGGATAGTCCGGCTTTTCGGTTGCACCATCCATCGGCATGGGGTGCCAAACGGTCGCCGAGCGGTCATAGCCCAAGCCCTTCAGCACGGAAGCCGGGTCGGTGGTTTTGGTTGCGTCAATTACGTCGGCGCTGGTTGTCCAAAGGATTGTAAACCTTTTGTTCGCTTCAACGTATGCCGCAACGTCTGCAAAATCAGCGGCGAGTGCTTGGTCAACAATCAAGCCGTACCAAGAATCGTCTTCGTTGCGGATTGCCGTAATGCTTGCGGCAATGCTTGTGTCGCCGCTGTCAGCACGCCCAACCACAACGCGGGAAACGCTCGGGTTCTGCGAGAAAATTGCGTTTGCCATTTTGTAAACGGCATCGCTTTCGTCCCAGCCGTCGTCGATTAATGCCTTTGCCGAACCATAGGAACGGGCGCGGGTGAACGCTGGTGTGGTTTTGCTTGTGGCAAAGGTGGAAAGGATGAGCGGAACGTTAAATGCAGCAACCGCCACGGAAGTCGTCTGCCTTGTAATGTTCACGTTTACGATGTCTTTTAGTGCCATGTGGCGCCTCCGTTGTTACACAATAAATTTATAATAAGTTTTTCCGCCGTGCAAGCCATTTTTATTCCCCTTGCCCCGGCTTTGAGTAGGGTTCCCCGTTTATTTCAACGCTTTCAATCGTAAGGGTTGTTCCTTCGTTTGCACGCGCCCAAGTCATTTCAAGCGTTAAAACACTCTCCCGCCTCCATTTAGTTTGTTGCAAGGCGGGCATCGCGACCGGTCCGTTTGTTTTAAGCACCGAAATTCCGGCGTCTGCAAATGCAGTTAAAACGCCATATCCGTCAAGGCTTTCCACCAGCCGCATCAAATTGTCGCCGTTGCCATCAACGTCGCGCACTTGCACCGAACCCCGGTAAACATAAACGTTCGGCGCGGGCAAGTCCGGGCGCCCTTCTATTCGCTTGCTTGGGGCGGTTCCGGCAAAGTGCCACGTCCCGGCGTAATCAATGCAAACAAAATTTCCTTCCGGGCTTGGGGCGTCCTCGTGGCTTGGAACAACTTGCACGCCCGGCAAAACACCGCTTGCCCAAGCGTAAAGCACGTCCCAAAGGGCGTCCGCCGTTGTTGTTGCCGTTGCTGCCATTTTAAGTCGCCTCCCCAACGTACCCGGCTAAATACTTGTAATGGTTGATTAGCCCGTTTGCAAAATCAAGTTCCTGAAAAACTTCCCACTTTTTGCCGTGCCAAATAACAATATCGCCGGAGCTGTCCCCGCCTTGGGTGCTTACGTTTAGTTTTTCGTTGCAATACACCTTCACCACGCCAACGTCGCGTCGGTTTTCCGGCAAGAATTGCGTGTCCTTGCCGCTTACGGGCTGCACGCTGCCAGTAATATTCGCATGGGTTTCGGCGTTTGTCCAACGCCCGCCAACACGCGAACCCGTGCGCCGTATAATTGCGATAATATGCGGAAATAGAGTGCTCATGCCTTTGCAACCTTGTGAATAATTGAACCACGCAAGCGCCCGCCATCAATAAGGGGATGGGAGCTTTGCTTGCCCTTTACCTTGAAAATTTTTCCGTTTACTTTGTTGCGCATCCAACCGCCGTTAATGGTGATTGGTGCATTGGGTGCAAACGTTTCACGCGTAAACGTGTTTTTCATTTCGCCCTCGTAACTTTCCCCAAGTTTTTGGAGCGATTTATTTGCGCTTGCATTGCCTTTTAAAATTGCCTTGTAAAATGAACGG